GTATGAGGCTTTGTCCCTGTGGCGCTACGATTACGCAGCACATGACCACCACTAAAGAAATCTGGAATTGCACCGGCTGCAAAAGACGGGAAGTTTTTCCCTTTACAAAAGTCAAAAAGCCGATTAAAATAAAGATGTCAAGTGGTGCAACACAAGACAACATGAGGCCGCTTTCTCATGCGTTACCCTACCAAGGGGACTGATGTTGCACCATCAGAACGCAGTAGAAAGTGGCTTTTCTGCGTCCAGTGCCGATTGCTGATGACGAAACAATGCACCAATGTCGTGGTGGCTATCGAGAGAAGCGATGCGCTTACTGACAAGCCAGCGCGTGAACTTGCTAGGGGTATCACAGGAACAGAGCAAACGTGGTGATGTGACGGCTAGCCCAACGATATGAGGGCGCTCTGGAAATCTAACCTAGACCTTATGGGTGCAGTAGTCTGAATAAGATGGCTGAAGTCGGGGATATCATCCGCTTGGCTTGTCCTATGGGAAATGCTAAAATAAAACAAGGAGAATTCATCATGGCTGCTCAAGATAAAGATGTTGCTGACTTCATTTCCACCCTGCTGCACAGTGGGACAGTCACACATTTCATGCACTTATCCACAGACTCCTTTGCTGTTCACATGGCTTTAGGGGGCTACTACACAGAGATCATTGAGCTGGTGGACAACTTTGCAGAGGCTTACTCTGGTGCTTACCAGAAGATCAAGACCTTCCCTGAGAACTTTCACAATGCCAAAGACCCTGTGCGCTACCTAGAGAGCATTTGCGACTATGTAGAGAAAAACAGGAAAGCAATGCCAGATGACAGCCAGCTACAGAACATCATTGATGAGATCGCTGCGCTGATTGACTCGACACTGTACAAGTTAACACTGAAATGATCCGCATCTTTGCCGGATACGACCCAAGGGAGGCTGTTGGCTTTCATGTGTTTTGTCAAAGCCTGATTGAGCGCACCAAAGAGCCAGTAGCAATCACACCCTTTTTTGGCAAGCAGCGGGACGGCTCAAACGCCTTCATCTATCAAAGATTTTTAGTCCCGTACTTCACAGGGTTCAAGGGCAAGGCAATCTTCATGGATGCCTCAGACATGCTGATGTTGGGCGACATAGATGAGCTAAACAAGCTATTTGACCCCACAAAAGCTGTACAGGTTGTTAAACACGACTACAAGACCAAGCACCCCAGAAAGTACATTAACACGCCTATGGAGGCCAAGAACGAGGACTACCCAAGGAAGAACTGGTCAAGCCTGATCCTGTGGAATTGTGAGCATCCTCGGAACAATGTGTTAACCCCAGACTACATTGATGACCACAGCGGCAGTGACTTGCATCGGTTTACCTGGCTGCCCGATTCCCTAATTGGTGAGCTGCCTAAACAATGGAATGTGCTGGTAGGTGAGCAAGACAACCCCAATGCCAAGATAGCGCACTACACTCTAGGCATACCGGAGTTTTTTCATTACAAGGACTGCGACCACAGCAAGCCTTGGCACAGCACTAGAAGCAGAATGCTAAACGGCCTCATCAACATGAAAGAGCAAAATGGCGACTGAGCAAGAACTTGCCCAAGCGTTAGGCCCTGCGTTTGGCATCTATCCCAAGGCTTTCAGGGGCAACACCGGCAACCCTCAAGACGCTGCCAATTTGCCCGTGGATGTGATGCGGGGGCGCACGGCTGGCTTGTTGGGGATGTTTGGCGATGTTGTTAACCAGCCCAGCGCCTTTACGCCTGTTAGGGCTGTTCAGTTAGCTATGCAGGGCGTGATGGGGCAAGACAAGTACCCTGACACAGAGCATTTCCTTAAAACGCTGCCATTGAAGCCAACATCTAGAGCCGGTGAAGTAGCAGGCCAGGCTGCATCGTTTGTGCCGTTAAACCCAGCCCCAGCAGTCAGGGCTGTAGGGGCAGCGGGTAGAGCGCTTGGACCAACTGCGGCAAACATGGCAGAGGGCTATTTGCAAAAGCAGGGGCTGATGCCGGGAGTGCTGCCAACTTCTATCACAGACAGAAGCGAAGTAAAAAATATAGCTAACGATTTTGCTGATCAATTTAAGCAAATGGGCTTTGATGTAACAGTTGACCATTCAGGCAGCAAAGCTGGGGCATCAAGTTATCTCAGGGTGTCAGATCCGCAAACAGGTCGGTTTTTAACTAAACCTATTCGAATTTCTGATCACAGCAAGGGCGCTAAAGAATTAGATGCCAACATAAATGTTTTGAATCCTCAAGAAGATTTTGCGAAGATCACATCTACTTTAAATGACATGAGGGCAAAAGGCGATACATTGGTTTTTAAGCAAGATAGATATGCTCAAGAACTTATTGCCAATGGCATTAAGCCAAAAACAGCGTATCAACGAGCTAGGACTGAGATAACAGAAGATCAACTATCACCAGCCCCAGATTTGTTGGCAAAAGAAAAAGATAAAAAAGCATTTAAGGTTGCTTTTAAATGACTAAAGAATCTAAAGTAGTTAAAACTAGACCCAAATACGGCGGTAGGGCGGCGGGTGTTCCAAACAAGGTTACAGCACAGGCTAGAGAGGCCATAGCGCTGTTTGTTGACAATAACGCACCTAGACTAGCCCAATGGCTTGATGCAGTCGCTAACGGCGATCCAGCTCATGATGTTAAGCCAAACCCAGCCAAGGCATTTGAGCTGTTTCAGTCTGTGATTGAGTACCATGTCCCTAAGCTGGCAAGGACAGAAGTCACAGGTGCAGACGGCGGCAGCTTGGTGGTTGAAATTGTGAGATATGCGGATACAAGTTCCAAATAACTGGCAACCCAGACACTACCAGCGCAAGGCTTGGTCTTACCTTGAAAATGGCGGTAAACACGCTGAACTGATCTGGCACAGGCGATCTGGCAAAGATGATCTTGCACTAAATTGGGGCGCTGTAGCGGCGTTTGAACGGCCAGCTAACTATTGGCACATGCTGCCTGAGTACGGCCAAGCCCGTAAAGCGATCTGGCAAGCTGTTAACCCTCGCACGGGTAAGCGCAGAATTGATGAGGCATTCCCCAAAGAGCTGCGTAGCATTACCCGCGAACAGGAAATGCAGATCATGTTCAAGAACGGGTCAACTTGGCAGCTTGTGGGCGCTGACTCTTTTAATTCGCTGGTGGGTTCTACCCCTGCTGGTGTAGTTTTCTCAGAATGGGCATTGACTAACCCTGCTGCAAGGGCTTATTTGCGCCCGATCTTGGCTGAGAACAACGGCTGGCAAGTCTACATAACCACACCCCGAGGCCGCAACCATGCAATGCGTACCTACAACGCAGCCAAGGAGTCAAGCGCATCTTTTGCCCAGCTTCTGACTGTTGATGACACTGGCGTAATCAGCCCTGAAAGGCTGGAGGAAGAACGCAAGGCATACATTGCAGAATATGGCGCAGATGAGGGGATAGGGCTGTTTGAACAGGAATACTACTGTTCTTGGGCGGCGGCAATCTTGGGCGCTTACTACGCAAAAGAGATGCGCCAGGCTGAAAACGAGGGGCGCATCAGGGTTTTACCTTTTGATCCTGAAAGCCCTGTGTTTACGGCTTGGGACTTGGGATATCGGGATGACACGGCGATCTGGTTCTACCAAGTGGTCAGGGGCGAAATCAGGGTCATGGACTATTACGCAGTCTCAGGCGCAAGCATCGAAGAAATTGCTGATGTGGTCATTGGCAAGGGCTACCGCTACACCAAGCACTATTTACCCCACGATGCTAGAGCCAAAACGCTGGCATCAGGTGGAAAGTCGATTGTCGAGCAACTGGCGGCGCACTTGGGCGGCATGGCGAAGTTGGCAATCGTGCCTGAAATTGGGGTACAAAACGGCATTCAGGCAGTGCGGATGATCTTGCCCTACTGCTATTTTGACCCTAGCTGCGATGAAGGGCTGGAAGCACTCAGACAGTACCAAAGAGAGTACGATGAGGAAAAAAAGGCTTTTAGGCAAAATCCTCGCCATGATTATTGCTCACACCCTGCTGATGCGTTTAGAATGTTAGCAGTGGCCTACCGGCAAGAGAACAAAGACCTTGTGCCACCTAAAGGCAAAACCCTGCAAACCATTACTCTCGATGAGATGTGGGACTTTGAGAACACTCACAAACAGGAGCGAATATGAGCCAGCCAGTAGCAGAAGTCGGTGCATATAAAAACATGACCGCAACAGGCGATGTAACCACAGGCCCATGCCAGCTTCTTGGGTTTTACGTCAACAGCACCAGCTCAGGCACTGTGGTGCTTAAAGACGGAGGCTCAAGCGGCACAGTCATATCTGGCACGATTACACCAGCTATAGGCTTTCACCGATACCCAGCGACTGTAGGCACAAGCCTGCATTTTACTGAGGGCGGCACGATTGACATTACCTTCTTCTTTGCTGCTGGCTTCTGATGGCTTACGAAGACACAGGCGCTTACGAGGGCGAAGACCCTGGCCCGTATTGGCACGACCAGATAGCAAACGCTGAAAAGGTCTTTGACAAGTGGGACAGGCGAGGCCATAAAATCATCAAGCGCTACCGCGATGAGCGCGATGCGGTAGAGATGCCAAGGATGAAGTTCAACATCCTTTGGTCAAACATTCAAGTGCTGATGCCTGCCCTGTACGGGCGGCAAGCCAAGCCTGAAGTTTCACGCCGATACATGGATCAAGACCCTGTGGGGCGCTTGGCCTCAACCATGCTGGAGCGCGTGATTGAGTATGAAACAACCCAATTTAACGACTTTGACAGCGCAATGGTCAACGCTGTGCAAGACCGGCTGTTGCCAGGTCGAGGCACAGTTTGGATTCGTTACGAGCCTGTAATCGTAGGTGAGCCAGCGCCCGAAGTTGAAGTTGAGATGGGGGAAGGCGAAGAACCGCAACTGTCCAATGTGCAAGAGTCGGGCGAGTCGATTGACGCTGCCCACAGCCCTGTGGATTACGTCTATTGGAGCGACTTTCTGCACAGCCCAGCTCGGACATGGGATGAAGTCTGGTGGGTAGCCCGTGCCGTGTACATGACCCGCGATGAGGGTGTAGAGCGCTTTGGCGATGTGTTTAAGAATGTCGGCCTGACTGACCAGAACACTGATGATGACGGCAAAAACCAACAGACAGTCAAGACCACCTTTGAAAAGAAGGCCAAGGTCTTTGAAATCTGGAACAAACGCACTTTCAAGGTGTGCTGGGTTGCCAAGGGTTATCCACAGTCGTTAGATGAGCGTGATGATCCACTAGAGCTGGAAGGCTTCTTCCCATGCCCTAAGCCGCTGATTGCTACGACAACCACGGGGACGATGATTCCTGTTCCTGACTATTGCGAATACGAAGACCAAGCGCAAGAGCTGGACAACCTGACGCAGCGCATTTATATGCTGACCAAAGCCTGCAAGGTGGTCGGTGTGTTTAACGCTGAGTTTAAGGAGCTGGGTCGCCTGTTTACAGAGGGCATCGACAACAAGATGTTCCCTGTGACAAGCTGGGCAGCGATGAGCGAGAAGGGTGGGCTGAAGGGTGCTATCGACATGATGGACACCTCGCAGATCATCATCACGCTGCGCGAGTTGTATGCGGCGCGGGAGCAAGTCAAGCAGTCTATTTACGAAATCATGGGCATTTCGGACATTCTGCGAGGCGCATCTAAGGCGCAAGAGACTCTAGGCGCACAGCAGCTTAAGGCCAACTTTGGCTCACTGCGACTAAGAAGCAGCCAGGGCGAAGTGGCTCGGTTTGCTACGGACATCTTTAAGCTCAAAGCGCAAGTTATCTGTAAGTTTTACCCGCCTGAGCTGATTGTCGAGATGTCGGGCGTGATGAATACGCCAGATGGTCAAGACCCGCAAATGCTGCAAGCTGCGATCCAGATGCTGTCAAACAGCACGATCCGCGACTTCCACATTGCAGTC